TCTTCTTCTTCTTCGTCTGAAATATTATTATGATTCATACGTATTTCAGAAAGTTTATGTACGTGCTTTCTAGCCTCTTGAATCTGGCCCATCATAATAGTATGAACGTGGTCCGTTCCAGCGCTAGTAAAGATAGTTTCACCATTTCCTTCATCATCAATTTGAACTGCATGATAATGTTCATTATCCATACTAGTTAAAGAAATAGAGATAGAAGGGGTCTCCGCCATGTCATCTTCTATATCTTCTTGTTTTTCTACTGGACTCATAGAAGATTTAAATTTCTCAAACTCTTCAGAATTTTCAAAACTCTTTTTGACAGAGAATAAACTCTCTTGGTTAGCAGGCACGCTGACAACGCTAATTTCTAATAATTCTACATCAGAAATTATAAAAGCGTCATCTGCTCTACTGTGCTTTCCGTCTTTTACCATAAACCCAACACTAAAACTTTTTAAAGCTCCGTCTTTAATTAAACTTTGTACACCATGAAGCTTTTCAGCGGTTTCGCTTACAACAGCCTCAATAAACATTCCTTTCTTATCGACGGTAATCTTATTAACCCTACCAATAGGATTGTCGTGCTTATGTTGGTACAATAAAACAGGGTTTTTACGATATCTATCTACGCCTTTTGCCCAAGCAGCAGGTAGTACTATATCACCAGCTCTATCCTTGTCTACAGTATTTGCATAACCGGCTATTTTTAAAGAGCCAGTATTGGTTTTTTCAACCTCTTTAGCTGTAAAGGATGCGTTGATATAAAATCTTTTATCCATTTGCATTTCCTTGTTCCGTATTCTCTTGTACGGGAGCTTCTACCACATTATCACCAGAAGGTCTTCCACCTTCGGCAGGATTAGTAGCACTGCCAACAATATTTTGAGGTATTCTAATCTTATCCATTTCTGGATCTGAAAATTTAGAAAACCTCAAACCTTCTCTAGCTTCATTAGGAGAAATTATTCCGCCATTCACTAGAGTAGAATAATACATAGCTTGCGTTCTATTATCTGGTTGTAAAGCAGATATTGCATACTTATCTGGATATATCTTTACATCTCCAGCAAAGTATAATTGAAAAGCACTACAATAGCTATGTAAAATAGGTAATATAGTATGGTTGTATAGAAGTTTTTCATTTACATCTATGTTAGCGTTATTACCGCTTTTTAACATAACGTAAGGAACTCCTAAAGCCTTACACATATCTTGCTGTAACCTATCTATAGAAGCCTCAAAATCTAGTTCTCTAAAACTAATATTACTAAATTTATCTATTTTTAAACCGCCATCTAGAATAGCAGGACTACGAGCACCTTGAAAAACATTAGAATAAGCATTACGCCAAGCTTCTAATAACCTTTCCTTTACTTTAACACTTAAAACTGAATCTGTTTGAAGCACTATACCAGGTATAGCATTATTTTTGAAAAACTGTCTTTGGAAGTCTGTTAAGGCATAGTATAGCTCTATAAGTCTTTTTAGAGGTGCTAATCTAGAAGTACCTCGATATATAGAATACTCATTATCTGATTTTATATGAATAACTTCATCTGGGTCAAAGTTTATATTGTTAATTTTTGGCTTATCATAACCATACTGAACAGAGCCGCTACGTAGCTGATATTCATATCTCTTAACAAATGTTTTTTCATCTGGTACAATCGCCATTTCATTAGCAGGTAAAATATATAAAGACGTATTATCATAGTGAAAAAAAGCATTACCATCTAGCATAAAATCTAAAAGGCTACGTCTAAAAAATCTATTTCTATCTTCAAAAGGGTTTGGCGTGATATTTAAAAGTTTATTTAATTTCTTAGGAGCGGCTCCGCCTTCAATGATAAGAGGTATATTGGTACACGCATTGATAATAATATCTACTGCGCGACGTACAACTTCTACGTCACGGTATGCTCTTTCATATTCCTCAATTATCTTAGGAGATTGGTATCCCTGATCACGAGCTATAGAAGGCTGAATAGGATTTAACTTTTCAGACAACCAAACTCTAGATCTTGCTAAAAATGAATCTGCCAAATGTTCCTCTCTTAATTACAATAGTAACAATAGGACTATACAATGTCTAACTTTAATTTCTAACCATATATACTCACCTTATTTTTTTCATGAGTATATATTGCGTACCGTAAAGCATCACAGCAATGAGATGACCAATCATGTAAAGGTTTAGGGTCTTTACCTTTTTCATTCCATCTATAAGAGCACAATGACTGATATGTTCTTTTGATTCCAATATCTAGAGCAAGTCTTTCAGTTTCTAGTAAAACCTGTAAGTGATTAATACCTTCGTTTTGAAATTTATTAGCATTCTCACAATAGATATCATATTCATAAGCAAGATCTGCTTTCATCTGCTGAGCAGCACTATCTATATAAATAGAACTAATGCCCCAATGATCAATCAACTGTCTAAACTGTTCTGCATGTGTGGAAGTAGTAGCTTCTTTACTAATATACTCATCTACAACATAGTAGCAGGTACCGTCAGTAGCTACTACAAGAAATACAGTTTCGTCTCTGTATCCTATATCTAATCCACCTATAAAATCAAATCTACTGTCTCGTGGTTGAATATCTGATAAATCTTTAACATGTTTCTCATCACTAATATTATAGATCTGGCCTTCGAACGTTGACCACTCACATTCATATTCTTGCTTAAATAGCTGTTCTGACATAATTCCGCGAGCTTCTTCTATATCAGAAAGTGATAAACGTGGATTAGATCTCCAAGTATAGAGAGCACTACCCCAATCGGAATACTTAGTATCTGAACCTCGATTAAAATATTCAAATATATAATTATTTTTACCACGAGGAGTAGTAATGAAAAGAGCACGAGAATCATTGAAAGTAGAAAGGGCAGGTCGTAAGTCGCGAGTAAAATACTCATCATTATCTATAACAGCAGCTTCGTCGATAATTAAAAAATTAGCTGCTCTACCAACAAGAGAATCTCTATTGTTAGCAGATAACAGCCTAAAAGTAGAGCCATTAATAAGTTTGATTACTTTATCTTTTTGATTAAATCTTTCGCATTCTATTTTTAACTCTTGAATTAAATCTGTTACATAATCCCAAATAATGGAGCTAAGTGTAAAATTAGGAGCAACAACTAAAACTTGTTGATTAGGTTCTAATAGCTTAGCTAATACTAAGATAGATGCTCCAAAACTTTTTCCTGTGCGTCTAGCAGCTATGTGAACCCAGAAGCGATGATCTTCAAGACCTTTATAGAGACCCCATTGAGAATCGTTAAGTATCATCTTTTCTCCTGGGGCATATCGTAGCGGTATTCGTTCAAGTAATTTAGGAATATTAATTTTAAAAAATTTACTCATAAAACCTTAAATGTCTTTAATAAAAAAACTAGAAAAGTAAAAACACTGGCACCTGCTCCTGCGATCCAAATAATCGTGGCTAAAGAGGTTTTGCCTTGAATAGCAACTACCGATAAAGACTCAACTTTACTTACCATAGCAGATATTTGATCATTAGCTATTTTTAATTTTTCAATAATTTGCTCATATCTAAGAGCGCACAAAGCTTCGTGCGTATCTAGTCTAGCTCTGTTATTGTAAGTAACTTCTTTTACTTTATCTAAATCTTCACTCATCTTAAATACCTCATAAGTTCTTTAACAAGAGAGCTGCGCACAACATCTTCTTGGTAGAACCTTACTATAGATACGCTAGTGCAACCAGATAAGCAACGAGTAGCCCACTCAAGGCCATTATCATGTCTAAGATCACTTTGATCTAAGTCGCCTGTAATAGCTACTTTAACACCTTCTCCAAAGCGTGTTAAAAACATCATCATCTGATCACGAGTAGAGTTCTGAGCCTCGTCAAGAATGATAAAACTTCTAGTAAAAGTTCTACCACGCATAAAGGCTAGCGGAGCTATTTCTATCTCCCCGCCTTGTATCATTGCGTCAAGACGTTTAACGCCAAACCGCTGTTCAAAGCAATCAAACAGCGGTCTCATATATGGATCTAATTTTTCTTCTAGAGTGCCGGGTAAAAAACCAAAACTTTCGTTAGCCACAGCGGGTCTGACTATTACTATCTTATCAACTAAACCACGATCAAATTCCCAGGCGGCTTGATATGCAGCTATGTAAGTTTTTCCGCTACCAGCACTACCTAGTCCTATTGTAATAGGATAATCTTGTAAACTAGAGTAATATATTCTCTGATTTTCTGTCTTTGGTATTAAACTTTTAGTATAACGAGTTTCTTGAGATTGTTCTTTATATTTTCTAGGCATTTTAAGAATATTACATTATTTTAAGATTTTTGTAAAATCTTAAAATGATAGCATATACCTTTCTGCTTTTTGAACACCTTCTTTAATGCTTAGCATATTTTGTAGAATTTCTGAATTAACTAGAGCAGGGTGTGCCCACCAATCTTCAAAACTTGCATACTCATTGGAGGCTATATCATTAGCAACTAACCTATAACCTTGTAAAGTAAGATATCTTCTAGATTTGTCTCTATAGGTTTTAGAAATATCTTGAAAGTGATCGTGTTCATATGTAATAACTGCAAAACGATACTCTTCGAAAGGAATACTTAACAAAACTTCAAAAGTATTCTTGGGAGGTTCACAATCGAGTTGTAGATAATCAAAATCAGTACCTAATCCTACTTCTTTCAAAAATTTAAAGTAGTTTATCTTAGTAGCGTCGTAACTAAATACAGGATTATTTCTATGTTTACGATACTCTTCAGCAAGACTGGTTTGAATTTCCAAAGATACACCAGTCCATCCAAACAATTTTTCTAATAGAGCTGTATTACTAGCTTTAAAAGGATCACCACCTCCTATTTCAAGATACTTACCACCTCGTTTACCATTTAGCATAGTTAAGATAAACATATCTTGGTAGGCTTGAGAATAGTTACGCTCAATCGAATCACTACCCGGAAATTTTATCTTTAGCTTAGAATGTTTTGCCTTATTATAAAGAGGATAAGGATCTCTATTTGAGATGCCCATTGTAATTAGATTATGTTGAACTGCTTCTTGATATTGAAAATCTAAGTCAGGCTGCTCTCCTAGTTTATGAAAAAGACTCCTAGAATCTTCACACAGGCCTCTGCTCCAAGCGCATACAGCTTGTTCAAATAATAGTCCGTGTTTACCCTTATACCCTACGTCTGTTCTCAAGGGGGATACATTAAAATCTGCTACAGAAAGTCCCATAGTAGAGATATTATAGGCGTGATACTTTTCATTTTTTCGTTCTTGATACTGAGATAATAAAAAGTACGCTTCAGGTCTTTTAGGACAAATCGTTAAGGCAGTTTCGTATGCGCCTTTAACTGTATTGTGACGACCTCCTTGCTTATCAAAACAAGCTGCCACTCTTAGCATAGACTCATAAGATAGATCTAAGTCTAAGGTTCGTTCCGCAGCTCTTAAATAAAAAGATATAGCGGCAGCAGTTTGTCCTTGCTCTTCATACCAATAGGCCAGGTTAAAGTTAGTTTCCGCATTTTCTGGTTCTTTAACATATTTATCTAATAACGTCATATTTTTATCTTTCCACCAATTAAATACATGTCTATGTGCTTCTCTATGATAAACCTTATGTCCATCTGAGAAATCAGAAGATTTACTCTCATCACTTTCATAACTTTGTGCAAATGTAGAAATAAGGTTGATATTTTCTACAAAAAGAGGATAGCAATAGGCCTTTCCCAGACCTGTATAGATAATATTCTCCGCTAAAGGCATTACATCATTGCTAGGCACTTCTAGATGAAAAGTATCTCCTTTTATATATTGATTTATTAGTTTTTGAGCATATTCTCTTTTAATTATATAAGCACCTACAGACCAATCATCCCAATATCTTAATCTAAAGACTATATCTGAAAATTCTTTTCGGATGCAATGTAATTGCACAACGTCCCAGTCACTAGGCAAACTATCAACAAAGTCAGTCCACGATTTATCCCAATATGAACAGAGTTCAAAACTGATATCATCTTCGCAGATAAAAAAATAACTGTCTTGATACCTCTCAAGACAAGTCTTAAGCGCTCTCAGGTGTGAAAGAACGCACCCTTTAGTACCATCATCAAGTTGATAAACATATTTACCTGTAATATATTCTTGAGTATCTTTAAACCGAAAAGATTTAAATGATTCAATAGTAGAAATACCTAGATCCCTAAATTGAGATTCCATAAATTTCTGTCTGTCAACGCTTTCGAATAGCGTAAGATAATACCCTCTAGGAAACTTAGATAACTTGTGCTTCATAGTATCTACTACCAACTTCAGTTACTTTCCAATTAGTTAAGGGCTCAACCCTCCAGTGATTCGGATTAGAAAACTGTAATTTATTATGGTCTGAGTGATGTATAGTTACGGCATAATCTCTTTCCCATTGAAGTTGATCTCCTGAGTAATAAGCAGATAGTTTATCCTTAACACGTTCTGCGTAGTCCTGACCAAAACCTTGAAAAAACTCAACTCTTTTAGCGTCTGAATGCGGCAAATGAATAAAATGATGATCATATTCAATACGTCTGTGTGATAG